CAGGGGGAAGGGCGGTATCGAGCCTCACAGTTAAGGTCTGTGTCCCGAGCTAAGACCAGTTGGTTGAGCCAACTACTCTACTAGGTTGCCATCTCCGGAGCCGACGGCTTCCGTAGATTCATCCGACGAGGATAGTTCACTCTCCGAATCAATCTTAACGCGTAAGACTTTACAGAGTAGCAAACCGTCCTTAGCCAGGTAAGGGGTCCAAAGACCATCTTGCCTGACTATTGTCAGATAAACCCCATCGGCGTTCGGCACCCCTAACCCAAGTGTGGGTGGAGTGTCCGGCGCCAGTTCCGGGTCCGGTTTCGCTGCTAGATCCTTGACCATTGGGGCCTCAGTACCTCCTAAGGCACCCTCTGACCATGGGTGGCGATGATCCTTGAAAAGCCGTGTGAACAGCTCTTCGCCAATCATAACCTGTTCTAGCTTAGACTGTACCAGTTGGTATGATCTAAGTGCGAGCCGGATAGACTTGGCCCAGTGCTTTCCTCTCCGATTATCGTTAAAGAACGGTAACGCGGGGATGAATAGCCCGGCTTCTCGAGCAACGATTTCTGAAAGTTCTTTCATAGGACCGAAGACTCGTTGTCTTAAGTGCTCATCTGCCACAACCATACCCTTTCGAACAGCCACTGGGCCTTGTGCCTGGTGGTATTCAAAAATGGTATGGCCCCCATGGAAGAAATTGGGAACTACCGGAGAAGGGAAAGAACGAAGTTCCATCCATTTCTCTAGCAGAAGCCCAATTAAATTACCATTTGGGGCCTCCTCGAACCATAAGTCCAGAGACCCGGTTTGCAAATACTTCTTGTATCCCTTGTATTTTAAGAGATCAAGAGTAAAGCGATCCAGGAGACGGTCTACAGTTTCGTTGTGAGTCCCAATACAAAGTAGCAACCATCTGAAGGCGGTGGGACATTCCGACGGCACGTCGTGAATCTTCCATCCTTTCAGAGCACCACGCCACTTACCATTTGCGTCGTCTGGGATACAGTAACCCACCGGGTTACAATCCCATCCGTGCAATGGTTCGCCGCGTTGAGATTTTCTAAACTCTACCGATGACAAGGCTTCGGCTCGAAGCTTATCATCAGTTTTGGATAGAGATCTCTGACGCACAAGAGTAAAGTACCCCCACTGGGGGATAGCTTTCTCAAGTGCGTTGGTGTTGTTCCTAATTGCTTGGATCAACCCAACAGCTAACTGCAGAGTAAGTCGGGTGACTTTTTCGCCTTCCCGTAAAAATGGTTTAGCAGCCCCGCTCGGAAAGAGCAGTGCTATCCATTCCATAATATGGGATACTCTGATCTCACTAGCACGAAGAGTGCTAAATGGGTTCAGAAGACAAAAGCGGACAAGTCGCCCAAACTGACTAGCTCGTAAGCCAGACAGCTCGGGTACCAAGCGATACCACTGAGTTGCGGTGGTAGCCTTACGTAGTAGGGCTGTTCCCTGATCAGTCAGTGACGTTCCAAAACGGACCAAGATCCGCTTAGCGAATTCTGCCCTTGCCATCCAAGTTGAAGCTGACAGCTCCTCCTTGAGTGACAATGGAGAGATATCACCAAACGGTGCAAATCTTCTATTCGCAAATTCGAACGAATTCGAGTTGCTTGTAAGAGACTTTGCTATCCCAATCGTAATGGAAAATCGAGCACACACTTCCTTGTATGAGTCAGCGACCCGTACATCAGAAGCAATGTCGACGTCATCACCTAAGACCAAGTAGTCTCGATACCATTTGTTATGTCCAATTCGGTTTGCACTGAACTGAACAATCGCATGGTGAACGAGAGCCATACTAGCCCAGGAAGACAGCGCTCCCATAGGTTGTCCGGTACCGTACCTAACAAAGTCGGTACCACCTGGAAGCATCCAGTCACGGTCAACCAACAAATTGGCCCACAGATTAACTCTACTTACCGCGTGTTCTGCACTCTCTCCTGGCTTCGCCAGGAATGGTGCAAGAACCTCTTTATAGAGAGCGATAGGTATAGAATCTGTTGCCGTTTTAAGATCGTACGACCAGTGGGGACGAAGTCCCCGCTTGAAGTACTCATGAGTCACCTTATCTTGATCAAACGTTCCGTCATTAAATGACAGAGACGAAAGGATCGTGAAGAGGTG